AGATATGTTTTTGGACCAAGCCCGTGACGCGTTACGCGCAGACGGTAAAGACTTTGGCACCACATATATTGTTGCGGGTAATCGTAAGCTGAAAGCTACGGTTCGCAAAAAGGTTGTGTGGGATCAAGATGAACTTGGCAACGTATTGCAGGCCATGCCTGAAGAAGATGCGCGTCATTACGGCAAACTTACAATCGCGGTGGAAGAGCGCAAATACACAGCAGCCCCACCCGCAATCAAGGCGGTTCTCGAACCGTGCCGTACCGTAGAAGTTGGTGGATTTACTATTGAGGAGGTAGAATAATGGTCCTGCAAATTATTACAGCCGATCAGCGTTTAGCTGAAAAGAAAGGCCACAAGATCGTGGTGTGCGGTCCAAGCGGTGTGGGTAAAACCACACTTGCCAGAACACTCAATCCAGAGACTACATTGTTTATGGACTTGGAGGCAGGTGACGCAGCAATCGAAGGACATCCTATTGATGTGATTCGTCCGCGCACATGGACAGAGTGCCGTGATCTAGCCTGCTTTTTAGGTGGGCCAAACCCTGCGCTCAGTGAGGATCAACCTTACTCTCAGGCGCATTATGATTACGTTGCTACCATGTATGGCGATAGCGGAGACATCTGGCAGAAGTACGATACTCTGTTTGTGGACTCTATCACAGTCGCGGGGCGTTTGTGCTTTCAGTGGTGCTTACAGCAGCCAGAGGCGCGTTCTGATCGCTCTGGGAAGTTAGACACACGCGCAGCTTATGGAATGCATGGGCGTGAGATGATGTCGTGGCTTACACATCTTCAGCACATTCGCGCCAAGAATGTAATTTTTGTTGGCATTCTTGACGAAATCACAGATGATTATGGGCGCAAGCAATATGCGCTGCAAATCGAAGGCAGCAAAACTGGTCGTGAATTGCCCGGGATTGTTGACGAAGTAATTACAATGGCAATCCTGTCAGGGGATCACGGTCAGTATCGTGCGTTCGTCTGTCAGCCATTGAATGAATGGGGATACCCTGCAAAAGATCGCAGTGGTCGCCTCGAAACTTTGGAGGAGCCGCATCTTGGCAAACTAATGGAAAAGATGTCTAGTGGTTCTCCAGAAGACCCGAAGGATCTGACGTTCGTTGATCCTGCAACTCAAAACTCTAGCGAAGAGGTAGCATAATGCTAAATTTAAATAACGTACCCGCCGACGATAATTCACAAAACCGTGAGTTTACGTTAATCCCGAATGGCACAGTGTGCCGCGCCGTGATTGTTGTAAAGCAAGGCGACACAGAAGTTCCAGAGTTTGGCTCTGGTCCGTGGTTCAAGAAGTCCATGTCTTCTGCGGCAAAATGGATGGAGCTTGAGTTCACTATCATTGGTGGTGAATATGATCGTCGTAAGTTCTGGGATCGCATCTTTGTTGATGGTGACAAGATGGGTCAGAGCGGCATCCCACAGGCCAAAGAGATTGGTTTGCGCACATTGAAGTCAATTGTCGAAAGTGCGCGTAACATTGATCCTGCGGACATGTCGCCACAGGCACAGCAAAACAGAAATATTTCTGGTGTTTTTGACTTAAATGCTATGGAAATCTGTGCTAAGATTGGTATTAAGAAAGGAACAAACGGCTACAGCGATAGCAATCGCTTGGTTGCCGCCTTGACACCTAATTCGCGGGAATTTATCCCAAGTGGTCAGGCTCCAGTAATGCAGACCCCAGCGGCTGCACAGTCGATGCAACAAGTGGCACCCACAGCGCCACCACAAGCGTCAGGAGCAATCCCATCTTGGGCTAACAGATAATCTAGCGGCAAGGCCATTCCGCGCCTGCTAGACCTCTGACCGGGGGGCAGAGGGCCGCATACCCCCCACCAATTCTAGCCAAAGAGGAAATCCTTATGCGTCCAACGTATGAGACTATTGATGACTTACGCAATGAGCGTAGTGTAATTGAGGCATTCTGTGGCCCATTTGATTACAAGTACGCCAAAATGCCCAAGCAATATCACTTAGATTATTGCATCTTAAAGCAAGACAAGGTTGTTGGGTTCTGTGAAGTCAAAGTCAGAACGAACAATCACAATCAATACAGCACACTCTTGCTGTCTCTTTCCAAGGTTTCAGCCGCAAACGGATTAAAGGAAGCGTCTGGTATCAGGAGCATCCTGCTCGTTAAATGGAAAGACAAACTCGGCTACACATACTTTAAGAGTGACTGGCCTGTTACGGTCGGTGGTCGCACAGACCGAAATGACTGGCAAGACATTGAACCAGTTGTTCACATTCCAATCTCAGAGTTCAAGTTTTTGGGGTAGCCATGTTATTACGTCCTTATCAAGAGGTAGCCGTGAACGATGCTATCAAGGCACTCGACAAGCACGGTAACACTCTCGTCGTTGCGCCCACAGGTGCAGGCAAAACCATCATGCTTTCCGCGCTCGTAGGCAAGCGCCACAAAGAAGGCAAAAAGATTCTTATCGTCCAACACCGCGATGAACTTGTTGAGCAAAACCAATCCAAGTTCAAAAAGGTGAACCCCTATATTACCACAAGCATCGTCAATGGAACGGTCAAGCACTGGGACGGGGATGCCGTGTTCTCAATGGTTCAGACCATTTCACGCGAGCGCAACCTTAGAAACCGTCCCAAGTTTGACATGCTGGTCATTGATGAAGGCCACCATGCTGCGGCTGACACATATCGCCGTGTGGTTGATGCCGTGCTTGAAGACAATGACAAAGCAGAAATCGTGGGATTCACTGCTACGCCCAACCGTGGTGATGGCAAAGGATTGCGCGATGTGTTCAACAACTGCGCACACCAAATTGAAATCGGTTCATTGATCCAAGAAGGCTTTCTTGTGCGCCCCAAAACATTCGTCGTTGATCTAGGCGTAAATGATCAACTGAATAAAGTCACAAAGCGCGGAAAAGAATATGACATGGAAGAGGTCGCCGCGATTATGAACCGCCAAGTCATTAACGATAGAATTGTTCGGGAATGGAAAGAAAAAGCAGGTGATCGCAAAACTGTTGTATTCTGCTCCACAATCAAACATGCCGAAAATCTTTGTCGCGCATTTCAAGACGCAGAGGTGAACGCAGAATATATCACAGGCAAGACGGACAAAACCTACCGTCAGGGGGTGTTGCATGATCTTGAGCATGGTGATTTGCAGGTTGTGGTCAACGTAGCGGTGCTTACAGAAGGGTTTGACGCTCCACCCGTGTCATGTGTTGTCCTGACCCGTCCCTGCTCTCAGAAAGGCACTATGGTTCAGATGATTGGTCGTGGGCTACGCATCGTTGATCCTGAATTGTATCCAAACACAATCAAGACTGATTGCATCGTTATGGACTTTGGAACGTCTGTAATTACGCATGGCAGCATTGATGATGTCGCAAACTTGGATGGCAGGAAAAAAGAAGAAGAGGGCGAAGCGCGAACAAAAATTTGCCCAGAGTGTGAGGCCGAAGTTGCCCCGAACACCCGCGAATGCCCATTCTGTGGTCACATCTTTGAAAAGGTTGAAAAAGACGTACTCGAAAACTTTGTGATGACCGAATACGATTTAATGCAGCTATCTCCATTTATGTGGATCAGCCCATTCCAAGAAGGCAATGCATTGATGGCTATGGGCTTCCAAGGATTTGCATTTGTAGGCCACCTTCAAGAAAACATGTGGATTGCAATGGTAAAGCAAAACAAGGGTCGCGTTCGCACAGTAGCGATTGGCGAGAAAGTTCACGCCATGTCAGCAGCCGATGATTTTCTGCGCGAAATTGAAGACAGTGATGCAGCTAACAAAAGCAAGCGTTGGCTTAATAACAGAGCCACTGATAAGCAAAGAAGCCTTCTATTGGACCAAGGCATTCAAATCAGCCCAATGGACTTTTCATGGACGAAATATAAAGCAGGATGCGCTTTAAATTTCTTCTGGAACAAGGACGCTTTGGAAAGAGCCTTCTATGCAGCAGAGGATAAAATCTTTGCACATTAAATTAATCACAGTGCGAGAGGGCAAGACTGGCCCAGTAGTTTACATGTGGGTAGACGGAGAAGAGGTCGGTCATGTAGAGTTAAGCACAAGGGCAGCAACTAATCTTATTAGTGACTTAGCCAAATGCATTGTGGAGAAACCTGATGCCAAGATTTGAAATGTACCTCATGCTTGCAGAGAAGAATAATGGTTCTGTCGAAACGTCTGAAATCAAGATGATTTGTTGGGTTAACGATTCAGATGATTTTTCCCAAATACAAGACAGAGCAAATGAAGTTATTCAAGACCATCTGGAAGAAGCCGACAAGGAAGTAATATTCGGAGCAGCCTCTGTCATGGTAAGAGGGCATGAGGTTCTAAACATTGGATTTAGAAACAAAGATGCGGACCCGGACGAAGTAGATGAAGTCATAGAATTGTTCGGATTACAGGAGGAGACGGCGCATTGACAGTACCATCAGCACCAAAGCCAATCGAAGAATTGGCGCACATACTAGGAAAGTTTGGGTGGGACACCCGCTTTTCTGACTTAACAGAAGAACAGGTTCACACACTAATCTTTGGATTACAGGAAGCAGAACGTCTAGCAGCGGAGATTGAAATTGGAAAACTCGAAGAAACCTACTTTAAGTCAACAGGCACTTGGCCCTCTACTTCAATCCCCTTCTAATGCTGATCCAATCGTAGATCACATTAAAGCAGCCGTTGATAATGCAATTGTCACGGGCGAGCAGAAACGTGAACGCCGTAAGTATATTGGCGCATCAAGTATCGGTGATGAGTGTCAGCGCAAAATACAGTATCGCTATCTTAACTATCCTGTAGACCCAGACAAAGAGTTCAGCGCAAGGACGCTGCGCATTTTTCAGTTCGGTCATAGCATTGAAGATTATGCCGCTAAGTGGATTAAGGACGCAGGGTTTGATCTGCGCACAGAAGATAAGCAAGGCGAACAATTTGGCTTTGCAATAGCAGATGGTGAAATACGCGGACACATAGACGGCGTTGTCTGTGATGGACCCGTGGCTATGGGCTATCCCGCGCTCTGGGAAAATAAATCTGCTAACGATAAAAAGTTTCAAGCATTCGTTCGCATGGGCGTGGCTAAAGCAAATCCAACTTATGCAACGCAAATCGCGCTGTACCAGACGTATATGGACCTAACGGAGAACCCTGCGCTCTTCACAGTGGTCAATAAAAACACGTCTGAAATCTATTATGAGCTAGTACCCTACAATGCACCACTTGCGCAGGAGGCTAGTGATAGGGCAGTAAATATCTTGACCGCTGCAAAAGCAGGTGACATTCTACCTCGCATCGCTCAGACGAAAGATTTTTTCCTCTGTAAGTTTTGCGAGTATCGGGAAACTTGTTGGGAGGAATAAATGTGAGGTGCAACCCGATCAAAAGCGCACCCCACATTTAGTATAAAGGGTTCAGGTAGGAACAAGATAATGAATATTTTACAGTTTGGCAAGAATGCAAGGGAAGTAGCGCAAAGAATTTCAGAAGAAGTTCCAAGAGATGTTCAGCTTCGCGCTTTGATTGAAACCTTCCCAAACGGCATTAGGCGCGGAAATGATTTCCTGCTCGGCTCACTAAGCGGAGAAAAAGGTCAGTCGCTTAGAATTAACATCGACACAAAAAGTCCTTGGTTTCTAAAAGGCAAAGACTTTGAGTCAGGTGATGGTGTGGGCGGCATTACCAAAATCCTAAAAGAAGGACGCGGTTGGTCCATCCAAGAGGTTGCGGAATACTTTTCGCACCACCTATCCAAAAACATCACACTCCCACCAGAGAATGTTGTGAAGCT